TGCTTCTTTTTCTTTGCAGCTTTGTCTTTTTTCTTCAAATCCTCTTTTGCTTGATCTCGTTTTTTTCTTGCGTTTTCAGCATCTTCTTTTGCTTTTTTAGCATCTTTTTCTAGTCGTTCTTTTTCATTAGGGTCTCGTGTGTTTTCTGCTCTTTCTTTTGCTTCTTTTGCTTTTTTTTCCTTGTTTTTCAGGTCAGCTTCTTTCTTCTTTAATTCTTTATTCGCTGCGTCTCTTTGTTTTTTTGCGTTTTGAGCATCTTCTTTTGCTCTTTTAGATTCAGAGTCTAAGCGATCTCTTTCACGAGGTTGATTGATATCATCTGCTCTTTCTTTTGCTGCCTTCGCATCCTTTTCCTTTTTTTTAGTAGCGGCCTCGTGTTTCTTAGCTTCTTTGTTTACAGCATCTCTCTCTCTTTTTGCTTTTTCAGCATCTTTTTTTGCGTCTTCAGCTTCTTTTTTCAGTTTATCTTTTTCTTTAGGATCGGTACAATTATCTGCTCTTTCTTTTGCTTGCTTTGCCTTTGCCTCCTTTTCTTTCAGTTTCGCTTCTTTTTCTTTTAACTTTTCTTTTGCTCTTTCCCTTTTATTTCTTGCCGCATCAGCATCCTCTTTTGCTGCTTTCGCATCTTCTTTTATCGCATCCTTTTGATGAGGTTCACTAGCTCTGTCAGCCCTTCCTCTCGCCTCTTTCGCTTTTACTTCCTTTGCATGTGCTTGTTGTCTTAATTTATCAGATTTTGCTTTTGCATCTTTTACTGACTGATCAGCCTTTTTAGCATCTCTTTCTGCTTTTTTAGCATCTTGTTCTAATTTATTCTTTTCTTTAGGATCAGTACAATTATCTGCTTTTTCTCTAGCTGCTTTCGCTTTTTCTTGTTTTAGCTTTGCTCGTTCTTTTGCTGCTTCAATTTTTTGCTTTGATGCATTCGCTTTTTCTCTAGCAGTTTCTGCTTTTTTTTTCGCCTTATCTGCATGAAATTTTTCATCTTTTGGAGCACGTAAATCATCTAATGCATCTTGTATCTTCTTTTTTTTTGCTGCAAGAATATCTGCTAAAGTTTGTTTTTTTGCTTTAATGCTAGGGTCAACTGAACCCTTTCTGGCAGCCTTCGCATCTTTTTTTGCTTTTGCTCTTGATGCTGCTTCTTCTCCTGTTAGTTTCTGTTGTGCCTTTTTACCTTTTACTTCAGCACTTGGTTTTTTTAATGCAGATGCTTTTTTTGCAGCAGTTTTTGCTTGTTTACTTGCTAGTTCACCACTTGATGCGGCAGCTTTTTTTGCTGCTTTTTTAGAAACCATTAACGCTGTTTTTGTAGTATTTGCTTGTGCTTTTATAACTTTCGCTTCTGCTTTTTGTAAAGCCTTTTGTGCTTTTGTCAACGATTTAGCCTCTTTTGCTACAGTTTTAGCATCTTTTCCAAAAGCTTTGGCGGCATTTAATGCTGCTTTATCTTGTTTTGCTGTTGCTCCTAAAAGTTGTTGTGCTGTTTTCGATGCAGCTTTATCTTGCGCTTTTGCTAAAGCTTTTAATGCGCCTGTATCCTTTGATGCGCTCTTCCCAAGTTTTTTAAATACAGAACTAAGTGTTACACCACCAACTTTTTTTCTGGTAAAATCTTCTGAAATTATTCTATTTTTTTTTATTGTATTTACCATTCCTAATACAATTACCTAATTAATAGTGATACTCTTGACGACTGTAAACAAAAAATAGTTGTATATAGAATAGGAATACAGTCGTTTTCAACGACTGGTCCAAGTCTGCTCACAACTGCTACAGATGTAAACAAACTTCAAATTCTCAGCATCATATTTAATTACATATACTTTATTCTCATCCGTACCTTTGTTAGAGCCACATTGATTATTTGGGCATTTCAAATCTTTTAGATATGGTAGCGTAGGATCTTGCCGGGTAAATTCATTAAGAAGAATCTTATATGCCTCAGAAGAACGATTCTTAATATAACTTTCCATAATCAACCCACCTTTATCATCTTCTTCATGACCACATGTCTTACAAACTCTACGAAGTTTATTATCTTCAACTACAGCATTAAGATAATAACGACATGTGGGGCATGTTTTAAAATAATCCATTTTCCTAGTAATACTGGATTATATTGTTTTAAACTTTTAATTTTTTATGTTTTTAACAATATTTCTCCGCCATTTTTTTCCAACTCGTACTTCCACTCATAGAATAAGGCAAAATAGTATATAATACTTCATGTGTTTTTGCTTTTTCCTTTATCTTTTGTTTTATTAATTCATAATTATTTTGTATAGTACTTTTAAAGCTATCATCTTGTTCAATATATTTCTGATAGTAGTTGCTTTCATACATGCTTAAAAACAATTTACACATTTGATGCTCAACAAATTCTGCATATTGTTGATTCTTTGGATGAGATAATGTAGTTAATTCATATGCTGGTTCTTGTGTAAGTGGATTATTTGTCATTAAAGAATAAATTGATAATAATATAGTTGTAATATTCATAGAGCTTGCCCATTTTGGTCCAGAATAGGTTCCCAAAATTGATAAGCATACCTTTCCATCCACATAAAAATTGGGATGGAATCTTGTTTTTCCGTCATTTGTTCTATACAGAACTTTTGGGGGAGTAAAAGGATAATCATCGGGAATTGAAAAACTATATTCTAATGGGCAGAATTCATAAGGCGTATTTTTTGGCCCAAACATAATACTTGTTGCTTTTGTCATAGTATCGCCTTCAAGAAAATAATATATACCAGTCTCTTTTAAGGTTCCATCATTTATATGAAGTAACTCTTTTTGAAGCCTCTTAGATATCATAATTAAATACGACCTCTTTGCTTTATGCCCTAAACAAAAAAACAAAAAAATTGGGTATAAATATTCGCTAGTGAAAGTATAGAAAAATGAGTTCTTTATTAAGGAATCATGAATTGTTTTCTTTCTTAAAAGAGCGTGGCTCTGGTATTAAAGAAGCAAATTTTACAGGCATGGGGGGAGAAGCGGCTGGAAGATGGTCGATTACAAATGAAGATTATCCTAAATTTTATGATCTTCTTCATGATTATCTTTGGGTAAAGCAAGGAACTCCAGTAAATATGGTTGAGAGACCTCGCAAAAACGAATCAAAGCCTCTTATGATTGATATTGATTTCCATTACTCTTTGGAAAACAATAAGATTCGTAAGTTCAAACATGAGCAGGTTTATCAGTTTACAAAGCATATTGGAGAGACTCTTCGTAAGTTCTTAAAGATTGAAACACATGAAAGTCTTCGATTCTTTATTACTCAGAGACCAGCACCATATCGTGAAGGAAGCAAACCATTTATCAAAGATGGTATTCATATTCTCTGCCCTGATATTGCTCTTAAAAACGAGAAACAGAAAGTGATTCGCAACTATATTCTTCAAGAAGGATTTCTTAAATATAGTTTTGAAGGCACTGGTTATATCAATAAAGATGAAGAAGTATATGATGAGTCTATGACACGCGACCAAGCGTGGTTTCCATATGGCGAGTCAAAACCTAGTATTCCTCCTTATCTTCTACAAAATGTATATGTGTATGACCCAGTCAATGATGAGTGGTCTGAAGAAGAAATTAATAACTACTCCAATCGTGAACTGATAGAAAAATTAAGTATTCATTACAATATTCCGGATGACACGACAGATGTTAGAGAATCTGTGAAAGAAGAGTATGCCATGCTACTAAATGGAAGAGCATTACCCGAAGTTCAAGAATCAGAGATGCAACTTCCTAATTTTCAGGATTTCCTTCTTACTCCTCCGACAGAGCAAGAAAAGTCTCTAATTGAGCGTCTTGTTCTTGAGTGTCTGAGCGCAGATCGTGCTGAAAGTTATGAGTCTTGGATGCGAGTCGGTTGGGCGCTACATAACATTGAAAAATCGGAAGAGATGTTTAATCTCTGGATGGATTTTAGTCGTAAGTCTAGCAAGTTTCGTAGTAACAATGTTGCCCAACTCAAAGCAGATTTCTTCTACAAAATGAGGTCTGATGGTCCTCGTTTAACAGAGCGCAGTCTTCATATTTGGGCAAAGAAAGATAATCCAGAACTTTACAAAAAAATTGTTGATGAATGTATTTACGAATATATTCGTCAAGAAGTCGATGGCACCCATTATCATATGGCAAAACTGATTAAGAAGATTTACAAAAACAACTACGTGGCTTCTATCAACAATCGTGATACTGATTGGTATTATTACGATGACCAGATGAATATGTGGAGACATCTAAATCAAGGTATTCAGCTGAAGACTAAAATTAGTACGGAAGTTGCTGGCTATATTGCGCAAGTTCAGCACAAATACAGTATGCGTGCTTGTGATGAGCGAGTTTCAAAGAGTGACCGTGAAGTCGCTGTAGCCGAAGTAAAGCGGTTTCAAAAGATGCAAAACTGTTTATTCACAAATGGCTTTGTAGAGTCCACTATGAAAATGTCAGAAACTGTATTCTGCGATGAAGACTTTACAAACAAACTTAACAAAGACCCATATCTATTTGCTTGTAAAAACGGTGTTATTCAACTCCGTGTAAAAGCGGAAGGCAGTAATGAAGAATCTGTAATCTTCCGGCCTGGCATTCCAGAAGATTATCTCAGTTTCTTGGCCGGCTATAACTTCCCGGAGCATGACGCAATTAATTATGTACCATACGATGAAAAGAATCCAGTGTATAAGGAAATCTTTGACTTCTTTGATAAGATTTTCCCAAATACAGAACTACGTAACTATTTCCTAAGGCTGCTGGCAAGTTGTCTAGAAGGCATGAACCGAGAGCAGTGTTATTACACATGGGAAGGTGTGGGTGGTAATGGTAAGTCAAAGATTGTAGAATTAATGCGACTAACCTTTGGCGACTACCAAACATCTCTTCAGGCTACTACTTTGACTAGGAAGCGTCCAGAATCTGGAGCAGCAAATCCAGATATTATTGCTATCAAAAATAGGCGGTTTATTTATCTCCAAGAGCCTGATGACAAGGAGCCTCTCAATACTAGTCGCATGAAGCAATTCAGTGGTGAGGATATGGTAGAAGCTCGTGGATTATATAAGGACCAAGAGAAATTCAAGGTTTCTGGTAAACTAAATATGATGTGTAACTCAAAGCCTATTATTCGCACAATGGACCGAGGCACTTGGCGACGTATTCGAGTAATTCCTTTTGAGAGTAAATTTGTTTCAGAAGATGACCCAGAGTATATTTCAAAGAAGAAGAATGTATTTCTCCGCGACAATGAACTCGACAATAAACTTGTTCAGTGGCGTGAGCCGTTCCTAAGTCTTCTTGTTCATATTTATACAACTCAGTATCTGAAAACTGGTCTTGAACCAACTCCAGCAATTGTAAAGAAAGCAAGTGAGGAATATAAAGAATCAAATGATTCTTACGCTAAGTTTGAGAACGAGCGCATTCGTAAAGAAGAAGGTAGTAAGATTACTTTCCGCGATATTGAGCGTGCTTATAAAAAGTGGGTTGAACTTTCTGGCGGCTCTGCACGTCGTTTGAATTCCCAAGAGTTGCTCAAACGAGTGAATGATGAATATGGCGTTCCAAGTGATGGTAAGTTTTATTATGATAGGATTGTCTTTACTGACGATGAAGATGTAGAGCAGTTTGATTCTGCGAAAGCGGAGTCAAGTGTATAAACTAACCAAATCTTTGAATAAGAAATACTATTAATATATATATAAATGTCATTATGAATAAATACATTAATGTCATAATAACTGGTGAGTTAGAATAACTTAAAATATATACAAGTATTGTAATTACAAATACTGCGAGTCCAGAAAAAAGTATTAATAAACTATAGTCTTGAATACTACTGAATGTATTTTTAACAGGGTTTTCCTCTAAATCTTTTTCTCTTTCTATATACTCACGATTATACGTCTCGGTAGCATCATTAATATCTTGTAGAATTATTTTTTTACCTTCTACTGATCCTTTTTTTAAGAGTGTTTTAGAATTCAAATCCTCTTGATTTTGTATTGTTAGTTTTGAATTTAGATAACTCGCTGTATCTAGTAATAATCTTAATTGTTGATCTGATGCCATCTAATATTAACCGAATAAGTTTGTATCTGATGCCGCACAAGTAGTTGTACATGTTTGACCTCGGGATGTTCCAGAGTCTCCTCCATCTTTTCCTCCAACAGTATGGGGTGTTGTAGGCTCTAACTTTCCATCTCCAAAATTGTATTGGTCCCAAACGGTTTTACTACGAACTTTAGGAATTACAACTGCTTTATTAATTATGATAATTATTAAAAGAACAGTTAAAATAATACTAACAATATATAATGCAACTTTTGAAAATAGACCGTAAAAATTTAAATAATATAATACAATAAATATTGATATTACTATAAATGTAATTTGTAATATAAATATTGTATCTAGGCTACTATTGTATTTATATTCACCAAATTGATTTATTCTTGAATAAAATGCGTTATCATCTTTTTCTTGGTCGGTAGGCATCTTAATTAATATTCATAAAATAAAACAATGTGCCAAGAGCTACTAAATTAATAAAGTAAAATGCTTGTATTTGCATTTTAGCAGTAGAATTTTCTTGTTTTACATTATCAAATTGTAAATGCGATACATATGTATCAACAAATGATTCTTTTACAGATGTTGTAAATCCTTCGTTCACAATATTGCTGCTCCAAAATTCACTACTAAAATTATTATCTGTAATATCAGGTCTCATTCTATTAACATTATAATTATTTATAAACCGGGAAACATCCTTTAAATCTTGTATATGCTGCTCTGTTATTTTTGCATCATTTAATGATTTAGGGTCATTCACATAATCAATCGAATTATCAAGATAGGTATTCAGATTTGTTTTATATTGGTTTTTATAGAATGTTAGCTCTTTATTAATTTTATTTAACGCATGATTTTTTGAATCAACATCTTGAATTTTCTCATCCAACGAATCCAATATAATTTGTAAAGAGCTCACTGTTAGAGAACCATCAGTTGTTCTAGATAAACCATTAATTGGTATTATTGTATCAGCTGGATTAAATGGGTTAGAGCCACTAGAATCTTCTATTACTTTTCTTGAACTACATTGGTATAATGAAGTGTATAGTGTAGGGTCATCTTTACATTTTTCATATAGTTCTACACTTCCAGCACAGATTTGTAAATTATTACACCAAGTACAATCCGGAGATTTTAAACAAGTATCGCAACTTTTATTATTAGAACATTTTCCACCAAATAATGGACTATTTATATTTGCTCCAGAACTATCTATTAATGAACCACTATCACAGCTAGCCGAGCTGGATGCAGTTGATTCTTGAGGACATAACCTATTAGAGGATAAATCAGACACGCATTTTTTTGTGCGTATACACCACACACATCCAAAAGCACCCGCGCATGTTTTACAATTTTTAATCGATGAACATTCTAGTATTTGAAAATTCTCGTATAGTTTATATGATATAATTCCTACTATAATTATTAAAACTATAGAAAGAACTACTAAATTTATTTTGGGTTTAACCATCCTATCTAATTATGCTTTTCTTAAATATACTACAACACCTACTAGAATTAACCCACCAACTATTAATATTGATCCATATCCAAAAGGAAATATTACACCTAATTTACTTAATGTAGGCGAGTCTGATACCCATGTAGTATTTAAATTAAATGAAAATCCAATCGAGGATAAAAATACTAAAAATACAAAAACATAAAAAAATATGCCAAGCGCAATTAAAGTTATATTGGTAGATGTCCGTAAAGGTCTATTCAACGGAAACCAACTTTCATAATAACTTCTTTTATCTTTTTGTCTTAGTGATTTTACACGTTCTTCTGCTATTTTCATATCGTCTTTTGCTTGCATAATCTCAACTTCTAGCTCAGTATCAGTGTCTATAATCTCTTGTAGATTGGTTGCTGGATTTGAACCTACCATTTGTTGTAATTGTGTTATCATAGTAGGTATATAGCCAGCATATGCTAAACCATCAGTGCCGGCAAAAGAAGTATTTGTATCATGATATGTAATCATTTGTTGTATTAATGTATCAATTTGTTCATTTGTTTGCGTACTTAAATCTGTTGGTAAATTAGGCATTCCTAATCTAAGGCACACAAACTCTATAAATTGTTTCTACACCAGCAGAAGCACTTGGTCTTGTAATCTTAAGAACATCACCGGGAACTGCTCCAAGAATTCGTGACTGAATATCCTGATGATAACGAATAAATGGAAGATTCGAAATACTTTGAATATTGAGTTTCTTTTTTAGAACTGGAATCTCGTCTTTATTTAAAATTTCGTGAATAGGTACCAATACATGGTCCTGAGGATTATTCACAAGCGAATGTGCTTGAAAGAAGTTTAGACGTAGTTTATTTTGGAATGTATTTAGAGCTGCGTTATGAAATACATCTACATTGTTTACAGGCTCTAGTAGCATTACAATAACTTCAGTAGACTCAGGGTTCGCAATATATTCTTCAGATTCTTCATCAAAGAATGCAGCAATAAAACTCTGAATACTCTGTTTTAGACGATGTAGACGATAGACCACAATACATTGCTGAATATCAGATTTTTCAGAATCTTTCTTCATTAAATCCATACGAAGAGAATTCTTCTTTTCATTTTGAATCATAGCTTCAATTTCCCAAGGACCAAACTTTTCATAAGGAGCAATATCATAACCCTTAGCTTTTAGGATGCTTAGAAGTGTTTTGCGGCTTCGGTATAGCACTTCAAACACTTCAGCATTCATTTTAACTATTAATTATAGTTCTATTTTTAAATCAATTTTATTGATTTTATTGATTTTATTGATTTTATTGATTTTATTAATTTACGAATCACTCCTCCTTCACAATATTTACTCTCATATTGGATGAACTTGGAGATGGAGACTCAGTGTTACCAGAGCCACTCTCAGATGAATCTAACTTATTAATCGAGAATGTTGCTTTAGGGCTATTACTTGTGGCAGAATTACTTGCTGAGCGGAATCTTGATGGAGAATTTGGTCGCTTCAATATTGACCTTGGTCTCAAATCCTCTTTTAAAGTTGGTATTCCTTGTGCTTGCATTGCTTGTTGACTTGTATCAACAACTAATGTCGCTGGAGCATTTGGTACTTGTGATTGAACGGGCATCATCATCATTACTGGCTGCATCTGCATCTGCATAGTTGCCATTGGTTGCATAGTTGCCATTGGTTGCATCATCATACTTGGTTGAGATTGAACAACGGACTCACTTACACTTATATCATCGACATCCTCTTCATTTAATAATGCATCAACACTTTCTTTTGCCGATTGAATACTTAATTTTGGTAAATTTTCTGCTGGAGTATCGTCTTCTTCAACTGCTGTTTCTTCTATAACACCAAGCTGCTCTAATTGTTCATCTGTCGCTGTTACTTCCTTTTCTTCTTCTTCGTCTCTAAATTCTGGCTGATTCAGATTTTTATATACACGTGGTTGTAATTCAGCATTTAATAGTTCTTTTACTTCTTTTTCATTTAATCCTCGCAGTGGTGTTCTTCTTAGATGTGTCACATCTTTTGTTGTTAAATAGCGTAAGCCTATATTCATATATGTATTTAATTCTTTATTAAGCACTTCAGATGAATAAGGTATTTCTATTCTACTAAATGTGCTTGTGCTGCGTTTTAATGTAGGGAGTAATTCAAAATTATTAATATTATCAC